TGTTCTTCTGCTCTGCGGAAACTGCCCGGAGTTGATCTAGGGAATGGTGTCACATTAGTTGTTGGAACTTCAGGTATCTCAGGGAATGAAGGATTGTTATTCCAGCCTAAAGAACTGTTGAAATTAGGATCGCCTGTAACGATTAGGGAAGCCTTCTTTGCAAGTTCATCTAAGTATGCACCCCAGGCAGCAAAAGGATTCTTAGCATCTGGAAGGCTTGCAAGATACCCAGCCAAGTCCTTGCTTAGTCCTTGAGCCGCCGCAATCTCAGTAGTTAGTTTCTTAGCCTCTGAAACATTGCCAGTAATCAAAGCAAACTGAAGTTCAACGCGTTTACGATCTTCATCAGATAACTTGCCTTGAAGAGCAGCAATAAGTTGAATCTGCTCTAAATCAAAGATTGATGCAGCCTTCTTAAGTGCTGCCTGTTTCTTCTGTTCTGCTGTAAGAGCCTTGCTTGCCTTGACTTGAGCCTCTTGAAGTTTCTTCAGTTGATCTTGACGCTTCTTCTCTGCTGCGGCTGATGAATCATAAAGGTTAGCCTGTGCGCCACCCATGAAGCGGCGACCTGCTCTTGGGCGCTCCTGTGCTTCATTACCTAATTTAGCCAATTGACCAATTAAGCCATACTCAAAGTTTGCAGAGAGTAACTTGCCAAGAAGTCCACCGCTAATCGCTTTGTCGAAGGCGGTGAACTTGCCAGCCAAGACTCCAACTCCACGAATGGCATCGGCGGTAAAGTTAGACAAGCTGCTCATGGCATCAGCGACATCTTGGATATCTCCATCTTTGCCACCGGCTAGGGCTAGTGCATCGACTAAGCCTTTGCCAATTGTCTCCTGAGCGTTGCCTGCTGCAACAGTAAGAACTTGCAACTTGCCAGCATAGGTATCAAGGAAGGCTGCGTTAGCGCCTGAGAACTGAGCATTGAAGCGTTGCTGTACTTCTGTGAATGAGACGGTTGTGAGCTGTGCCTTGGTAAGCCCAAGGTTGTATTTTCTTAATCCCCTGGTGTTGCCGTTATAGGCATTAGCCAAGTCCTGAGACACGGTTGTGAGATCGATGCCGCTTGCTCTTGAGGCTTCGATTGCCATCGTCAGGAGTTCCTGAGACTTAGTTAGTGATCCAGTTGTGGTCAGCAATGCTTGGAAGGCAGGTCGCAGTTGATCATCGAGGACTGAACTGCTTGACTCGAGCTTCGAGATATAGTTATCAATCTGAGGCTGTGCAAAGGCTAGACCTAGGTTCTTAACCGCTGTCGATAGACGATTGGCTGCTGCTTCATCTTCTGCAAAGGCTTTGACTGATGCCTTGCCGAAAGCAACAATCTTAGTAAGTGCAAAGACTGATACAAGCTGCTTGCCTAGTTTGCCAACAGCCTTGTCAAGTGAACTGGTTGCCTTCTGTGCCTTGGTAAAGGCTGCTTTGCCGGTAAACTCCGAAGCAATATCAACTCTTAAATCTGCCACTAGACTGGTCTCCTTGCATTAAATTTAGCTGCTGAAGTCTCGATTGCTTTGAGAACTCCTGCTGTTGCTTTGCCACGATCTTCTTCAAAGGCTCTGAAGATTGCTCTACCTGTCATCTTCTGACCTTGACCAACTAGCTGACCGCCTAGCTTCGGAGTGAACTTTCCAGTAACGCCAGACTTGCGACCGGCTGTCTCATAAATAGCACCAGCAGCAGACTTATTAAAGATAGATGCCAAGGCTCTAAATCCTCGGCGATTGGCTTTGCTTGGGCTGCTTTTGTAACTGATGCTACGGCTGACCTGAGTTCTGTCATAGTAGCGATTAGCCCAGCGACCCTTAGCGCCCTCGCGCTTAAGCCAGCCAGATGGCACTTCTGAGTTAGCAGGCAGGAAGCCTCGAGCGTTCCTAGTTACCGGCTTGAGAAAGTTAGCTATCTCTTTAGTTGTCTCTTTAGCTAAATCCGGCTCAAAGTTACGCAATGCTTTACGAAGAGCGACCGCGCCTTGCAGTTGAACTGGCATTGCTTCGCTCCTTCGCTATGTCCTTAAGGACTTCTATATGTGCCTTAAACGCCACCGCAGGTAATTCCACGATGGATTGGAAAGGAACTCCATACTCATAACTCAGACGAGCTGCGAGATAAGTAATGGAGTTCCGATCCACCCTTAGACTAAAGGGTCAGACTCTAAGACCTCAACTGACTTGAGAGTCTCAAGGAACTGTTCCCCGAAAGGTTTAACGACTTCCCCTGAACGCCTGATTGCTTCCCAGCAGAGCCAGTAAACATCTGACTGCTTCTGATCCTCAATCAAGGCTTTGTGAAAGCCCTTCTTGGCATATTGCTCAAAGCTATATTCAAGCACCGGAGTTATCTCGAACTCTTGTACCTGTCCATCAGCCCTTGTTACTTTGATTCTTGCCATTTTTAGCCCCTTACTTAGTTATTAGGAAGTTGTTACGGCGATTGTACCGTTTACATTCCAAGTTACGCTCTGAGTTGAGATGTCGCCAACTGCACCGTTAATAGGTGTTGTGTTATTGACTAGGCAGCTCATTGTGTAAAGTGGGTTTGTAGCTGAGGTCGCAGATGAAGTCTGCTTGACTGTAACAGTTGTGCTTGTTCCCCATACTGTCTGAAGTGTCTGGAGTGTCTTTGAAGTTGCTTCATCATTAAAGAAGTCAATTGTGATTGAAGATGCTTCCAAGCCCTTGACGAACTTGTGTCCTGAATCGCCCATTGCTGTAACTTCAAGCTCATCAAATGAGCGGTTGATTGTTACTGCTGAGACTAGGTTAGAGAGATCCACCGCGTTTACAGTAAGAACCACTCCGTTGCTTAGATATACTGACACGGCTTATTCCTCATCTTTCTTAGTTGTTGGTTTTGGTGCTGGAGCTGCCTGACCGATTTTAATCAGGAACTCTTTGTTCTCTTTTTCCCATTGTGCTAAATCGGTCATGATTTAACTCCATTCCGTTAGGGTACTGATTGCAATGTCGCAAGTCAGTAAATCTCCAGAAGCGATGCTAAGTACGCTTGGCGCGCTTACGCTTCCTACATTAAAGACAATGCTGGAAGCGTCTAGAAGCGCAAAGACTCGAACGATGTCGGTCTCGATCCCAGCAAGGTTGCCCTCATTGTCTAGCAATGGGACAAGGATCTGAATTCTAAAGTTAGCCAAGGGAGCAACAGAGGTTCTGTCATTGTTGGTTGGGGTGATGTAAGGATCAGCAGGAGTAATGATTACTGAGTTAGCAATAGGCGTAGAAGGCGGGAAGGAGAACACGCTGTACTTGGTGTTATCGGTAAGAGCTGACGCAATGCTAGATCGTAGGGTTGTTATAGCTGGCATCAGCCCACCATAGAACGAGGGTCAAGATATGGAGCAAGCAAGCCACGAACGCGAGCCAAGAGAGTGTTACCCATGCGGTAAGGGCTAGGGGTAAAGCCATCGATGGATACGCCACCAGATGAAGGAGCTTGACGGCTCTGCCAGATATCGATTGAGATCATAAGGCTTGCCTCTTGGATTGCTGGGATTGTTGTGTAATCCGTATAAGTCTCTGCCGCTGCAATGCCGAAAGGCGCAACTGTGTGCTTAGGGTTGTTGCTTGTGTGGGTTGTTGTAATGCTAAAGTCTTTGATGCCAACCTTGGTTATTGTCTTAGTGCCGTTGTATTTAGTACCAGCACCGCTAATAACTACCGATTGTCCTACATAGAACACATCTCGGATATCTTCATCGAAGTAGAGAGTACCAACTGTGCCTACATTGCCATGAGCAACGATTGGCTGTTGGTTCTTCCATAGAAAGGGCAACAAGACATCATCAGCAGCATCGCAGACAGACTGCAATACAGCATCAGCGTAGAGAGTTCCTACGCCAAGAGCTGTGCGGAGTTCTGCAACTGTTGTTACGCTCATTGTTATCCTTTCTAAAGACTCAGGGGGACTGCAAGGGCTCTGGCAGCCCCCCTGAGCGACTTAGTGTGGCTTACGCCTTGTTGATCTTGAACGCACCTGCACCAAGCTTTGTCGCGATTGCGCCATAGCCGTACATTGCGATTGAGACCTGACCTGTTGCAACTACATCTGCACGAAGCTGATAAGTTGGTGACTCGTACCATGTGTACGCGTCTGGGTTTACGATGAGCATTGAGCCATCTGTGTCTGTTGTAGCTGCTGTGTTAGCAGTTACATAGAGATCGAGACCAGCGACATTGCCGCGGATTGATGT